CTCCGCTGGATACCAGCACCATCTGATCTTGATCAGAGCAAAGGCCCTACCATTAGGTGGGGCCACCTTATTATTGCCTTATGGCTGCCACGATCAACGCCACACTCAAAAGCGCAACAGCCAACAGCTATGTGACGTTGGCGGAAGCAGATGCGTATTTTGAAACCGTCCCAAGCTCAACGCAGTGGGATAACAAACAAGACGACAACAAAAACCGTGCTTTGATTTCAGCTACCCGCTGGATCGACACATTGAATTTCTACGGTGATCGTTGTGATGCAGACCAAGCTTTGAGCTGGCCACGCAACAATTACCACGTTGATCGCGTTGAATTAACTTGCAGTGCTATTCCAGCAGACATTAAGTACGCTACTTATGAATTGGCGCGTGCATTAGCAAATGACACGGACTCGATTACAGGGACTACCGGCGATACGGGGTTATACGAGCAGGTCAAGCTCGGAGAGCTCGAAGTCAAGTACAACACTTCTAGTCAAGCTACTGGAACTGTCAATAACGTATTCGACGTTTACCCTTGGCTGCAGTCTTATCTTGGTGCTTATTGCCTTGGAGGTAGTGGTAGCTATCAAGTACGTACTGTGAGGGGTTGAGATGCCAGGAGCACTAGACAGTTTATTTAAAAGCGTTGCCAAATCAGTTGTCGCTGATCTGGGCAAATCTCTTGACACGACAATCACTTACACCCGTAAAACCAGTGAAGCGTACAATCTTGCTACTGGTGCGGTAACAACGACCGACGCAAGCTATTCGTTTGACGCCCCAATCGAATTTATTCGTTCCGACGAAGAAACGGGCTATCAAGAAAACGTAGCAAAGTTGTATATCACTCCAGATCAAATTGGGGATAATCAACCAACATTGCAAGACGAGGTTAGTTTGCAGTTCGCTGGTTCTGCACGTGTGAGCAAAATTCAAGACATCCAGACGTATCGCGGCGGACAGGAGTATATGTTTATTTTGCGGGTGGTGTTCTGATGACGCTTGTAAACGCTAGAGCTGCGCTTGAAACTGCTATCAACACTGCTGTTGCCGCCGCAGATGCAACGGTTAAGGTTGTGTTTGACAACATGCCATTTACGACGCCAGGTAAAACAAAAAAGTATGTATTGGTAACGATCAACTTTAATCAAGCAACAATTCAGGCACATGGTGCTGCAGTCGATCAATACGCTGGAACTGTGCAATGCGGTATTTTCACGCCAAGAGATAAGGGAAGTGCTGCAGCGGCTGCGATTGCTGAATCAGTTATTGATGGCTTAACTTCTATAAACGCTTCTGGCTACACAGATAGTTTTTCGGTTGTTCCACGTGTGGGGCAAATCAATGGTCCTACTGCCGTAACAAACGTAGACCAAAGCCACTTTGCGAGTGTGGTCACCTGTTCGTTTACAGCGGTTTAATGGCAAAGCCTATTTCAGAGTTAACAAACGATATTCGCAAACTTATTGAAGACGGACGAGCAGCTGCAGGCCCAGAAATTATTTCTAGCCTTCAAGAAAGAGGCCCTTGGTGGACCGGAAATTTTGGCGAACAATGGGAATTGGGGACGCAGCCAATTCAAGCATCCGTTGAAAGGCAAAAGGATTGGACAAAGCTTTTAGGCCGTGGAGACCCTGCTAGGCCAAGTTTTTCACCAAAATCAGCTTTGAAAATATCAATTGATAGCCCTCTGTATATCGGCAATGCGGCTAAATATGCAGCCTATGCTGTCAATGATCCGAACGCCAAAATAAACGGTGAAACGTACCAAGGGACTAGACCTCCTCAGAAAACAACGGCCCCCAGCGGAGTTCGTTGGTACGAAATATATACAGTGACCAGTCGTGACACTGGATTATTCCTAGATCTAGACAAAGCATTTAAAGCTACTCGTCTGGGATAAGCTATATTGTGCTAGTTGACTGAGTTTTATGGCTGAAACACGCGCAATCGACAAACTGTGCAAAGCGTTTAGTGTCGAACAACGAAGTAGCTACACGATTAAAAGCGGCGAAGAAGTCGTTCTAAAGCTTTATTGGAAACCTTTGACGATTGCTGATCGTGATTCCATCAACAACTCTTTGAAGGCATTAAACGTCAGCGGTTCTGAGGATAACTTGGATTTTGCAATCCAGATGGTTATTCGCAAAGCAGAAGACGAAGTGGGCAACCGGATCTTTTCGGACGGTGATCGCGCCAAGATCTGCAACCGACTGCCTTTAAGCATTGTTTTGGACATCATGTCCAAGATGCAGGGCATGGATGAGGTGGAAGATCCTGAAGCCATTAAAAGCGACGATTGAGGGCGACAACTACCTGTTCTTGCAGTTTTTTATTGCTGAAAAGCTAGGCATGACACTGGCTCAACTTCGAGCCAGCATGTCGCTTGAAGAGCTGCAGGCTTGGAGCGCATACTGTTCCGTCAAGTCAGACCGAGAGCAGAAGGAGATTGAAAAGAGTCGTCAACAGGCCCAATACCGTGGGGTGCGCTAACCTGAGAGCAATGTTCTCGGGTTAGTCGTGGCTGCTGAGTACGAAGTAAATATCAAAATTAATTCGGACAAGGTCGTTACAGACCTAAACAAGGTTGATAATAAGATAAAAAATCTTGGAAAGTCAGCAACTTCTCAGGAAAAAGGACTTCAAAGTATTGTAGATAAACGTGCTCGTTTGATGAATCGCATCAACGAGATGGAGGGCAAGGGGCTAAATGTTGCCAAGCTCAGAAAACAAATGGGTAAAGCAACTACTGAACAGGGCCGCAAAGATCTTGCTAACGCTCAAAAAGAATTTCGTATTTTAGAGAGAAATCTTCGGTTAGAACAATCAAAACTAAGAATACTTAAAGCGCAAAGACAAGGTTTCCCTGCCAGCCCAGTTCGTGGCGTAAGAAGCATGATGGGCTCACCAGCCCAAATCAGCGCATCCGGCAGGCAAGCTGCAGATCCTATTAAAGGTCGTGCTGACTTAGTAGGCTCTCCGGCTTATTACGAAGCTCAACAAAAAGCCATTAACCGACTTGCTCGCCAAGGCGGAGCTTCAGACCCTATCAAGGGGCACCCAAACTTGGTTGGATCACCAAAGTATTTTGAAGCACAGCAAAAAGAAATCGACAAAGCAGCTCGTCAAGGTGGAGCTACAAATCCATTAAGAGGCAGCAAAAACCTTCCAGGTTCTCCCGCATATTTTGATCATCTAAACCGAGAGATTTCTAAACTTGCGCGTCAGGGCGGTGCAAGCAGTCCTATACGAGGCAATAAAGATTTAATTGGCTCTCCTGCTTATTACGAGCACCAAAGAAAACAGCTTGAGAAACTTGCGCGTAGAGGAGGCCCATCAAGTCCGATTGGCGGGGCGGCAAATATTCCAGGTTCACCGCGTGCTCGTAAAGCTGGCATGGACCGTCTTGGCCAGGTTGCCCTTGGCGCTGGCTTCCCGCTGTTATTCGGCGGTGGTGCAGGTTCTGTGGCTGGTGGTGCGTTAGGCGGATTAACCGGATCTTTTGGAGCGCAGATTGGGCTTAGCGCCCTTGGCCAGCAAGCGGATCAGTTATTAGCCAGCACTATTAAAACAGCTGAATCTGTTAATTCTGTAGGCGGAGCACTTGATTTTCTGCGAGAACGTTCATTGTTCAGCTCAAAAGAGACTGAAGAGTTAGCCAGAAAGCTTGAAAATCAAGGCGATTTGACCGGCGTAGCAGCTTTGGTTACGGAAGAACTGAATGATGCTCTTGGCCCAGGTGGCATCCAAAAAATGCAAGACCTTGCTGAGGAAACAAAGCTAGCCAAGCAGCAATGGGGCGAACTAACAACAAATCTTGAGCTTCTTATTTCGGGGCCTTTAGCTAAATTTTTAAAAATAGTTAATGCGACTCTTGGCATAAAAGTTGCACAGTCTCAATTCGCACGATCTCTGTCAACGTTGAAAGAGAGGGACCCTGAAAGATTAAGAGGTTTATTGCCTTCGTTCCAAGGTGCAAAAGACCCCATAAAGGGTGGTCTTAGCTCTCTTCTAGCGGGTCCAAACATGGCAGCAGGAGTGTTTGACATGCAAGGTTTGAGCGAAGGAGCGTTAGTAAGCTTTACTGACCAAATAAATGATATTTTAAGTTCCGGAGTAAAAGCTACTGAAGTGCCTATAACGGAAGAAGATAGAAAGAGATTTAGGTCTGGTTCAAGCAAGCAAGAGCTAGAGGTCAAGAAAGCTGCTAAGCGTTTGAAAGAGAGCCAGGAACGTATAAGGCTCCTTGAAATTGAAGCTACAAAAATTAAAGATATAACCCAGTTTAAGGATAGAATTGCTCAGGCAGAGCTTGATGGGGACAAACAATTAGTTATTCGGATTGGGCTAGAAGAAAGGATCGCTGAGATAAACGCCAGAAAAGATGTAGCTATGGAGAAACTTACAGGGCGTGACTTGCCTCTTGAACAGCAACTTAGGGAGCAAATTGCGATTACGTCTGCTGCGGATGCGCGAGAGGCTGAAGCCAAGGCGGAAGCTGTCCGTGAGCTAGCTGTTATACAAAGAGATGAAGACCAGCGTCGCATGGATGCAATGAAGAAGCACATAGAGCAGCAGTACGAGTTAAACACAGCGGTTAAACAGCAACTTGCCTTGGCCGACGGTATTTCTAATGTGATGGGTCAGGGAATGACGCAAGCGTTTGACTTACTTATCGATGGCGCGGATAGCTGGGGCAACGCCTTGCGAGACATAGCGGCTAATGTTCTTCGCGATATTGCAAAACAGTTAATTCAGATATACATTATCGAGCAATCTATTGGGTTTATAAAATCCTTAATGACACCATTCAACCCTTCCACGCCTTTAGGCTTTGGTGGAGGGCAGACCGGCAGGTTTGGCACTCTTGGGCCTAATTATGGGATTGCTCAGTTTGCGGATGGGGGTAACCCTCCAGTCGGAAAACCTTCTTTGGTTGGCGAGCGCGGTCCAGAACTATTTGTTCCGCGAAGCGCAGGGACTATTATTCCAAATCACGCGATGGGCGGTGGCGCTAGTGTGATTGTGAACGTTGATGCTTCTGGCTCTAGCGTGGAAGGCAATCAGCCTGACGCCAAAGCTCTTGGCGATGTAATTGGTGCAGTCGTGCAGGCTGAACTAATTAAGCAAAAACGCCCTGGAGGACTTCTAAACTGATGTCTACTTTTTCGTTTACGCCGACTTACGGCGTTAAAAAAACCAGCGCACCAAACGTTCGCATCGCGCAGTTTGGGTCAGGCTACAGCCAGCGCAGTACGTTCGGCATTAATCAAAATCCGAAATCGTACAGCTTGACTTTTGAGGTGTCTGAGACCGATGCAGACACCATTGAAACCTTTTTGGACGCACGCGGTGGAGCGGAACATTTTGATTTCACACCGCCAGGCGAAGCCAGTAGTGGCAAGTACATCTGCAAAGAATGGAGCAAAACTATCCCATACCTGAACCGCGCCACAATCAAAGCAACATTCGAGCAGGTATTTGAAGCATGAGCACTCCACAGTCAATCCAAGAGCAGCTTCAATCTCTTGAACCTTCAGCCATTATTGAGCTGTTTGAGCTAAAGCTTACAGAAAGCGTAAATGGCATCGACGAGACGTTTTACTATCACGCTGGAACGAACGAGCTAAGTGCAGACATTGTATTTAACAGTATTACTTACGCTGCATACCCGATTGAAGTTGATGGCTTTGAGATGACAACTAAAGGCGTTTTGCCGCGTCCGTCAATGCGGATTGCTAATGCTAATAGTTCAATTTCAGCATTACTCGTTCTTTATAACCCGTTAAAAGCAAAGGTTACACGGATCAGGACATGCAAGAAATTTTTAGACGGAAGTAACTTCTCTGGTGGCAATGCAACGGCTGACCCCACTGCAAAATTTGAAGATGAGATTTGGTATATCGATCGGGTTGCCAGTGAAAACCCTGAGCTTGTTGAATTTGAGCTAGCCAGCCTATTAGATCTTACAAATCTTTCCTTACCCCGTCGTCAAGTTTTAGAACATTGCCCGTGGCAGTATCGCGGTTCAGAGTGTGGGTACAAGGGCAATAACTATTTTAATATAAACAATAAGCCAACAACTGCGGGGCAAGACGTTTGCGGCAAGACATATAACAGCTGTCGCAAGCGGTTTGCTGGGAAGCAAAATTTACCGTTCGGAGGATTCCCTGGTGCAAGACTTCAGGGTTGACGCTGAAAGGCACGCTGTAGAACAATCACCAAAGGAGGCTTGCGGTGTTGTAATGAACGATCGTTACTGGCGTTGCAGGAACATTGCTGATAATCCTGAACAAGATTTTATATTGAATCCTCGCGATTATGCTGTTGTTGCTCTGCATGGAACGGTTGAAGCTATTGTGCATTCACACCCACAAGGCGGTCCAGCGAGCGAAGCTGATTTGGCTTCATGCAAGCAGACCAATCTGCCTTGGCACATTTATTCCGTTCCTAGTGAGAAATGGTCAACTATCAATCCTTGATCGGACGACAGTGGAACTATGGGGCAAATGATTGCTTCTCGTTGGTACGGGATTTTTTTAAGTTAAAGGGCATAAGCCTGCCTGATTTTGGAAGACCAGAGAATCTTGAAATCTCTGAAAGCATCTTTTTGCAGCAAGCAGAAGCAATTGGATTCAGGCAGGTCAAGTGGAGCCAAAGGAAAGCTGGTGATGTTTTGATCATGCAGCTTCGTACGCGAACACCAATGCACGCAGCAATTTTGTTGCCTGATGAGCAGATTTTGCATCAAAGGCAAGATTCATTAAGTGCGATAGAGCCATTGCGACGGTATTATGTCGAGAGGGTCGCGGCAGTATTTCGATATGGAGCAGACCGTTCGGCTGCTGGGTGATCTAGGCGAAAGGCATGGTGCAAAGCACATCTACTACGATTTACGCACGCCTGCGGATGCAATCAAGCTACTTTGCATCAATAAGCCTGAGTTCCAGGAAGAACTGATCCATGCACACGAAAACGGTGTTGGTTATCGGCTAATCCAAGCTGGAACGGACCTTGACTATGCGGACTTGAAGTTGCCGCTTGGCAGCAATGATTTGATTTTGACGCCTGTTATTACAGGTAGTGGTGGCGTCGGCAGGGTTTTGGCAGGTGTTGCGTTGGTTGGTCTTGCGATTGCTTTGGGGCCCCTGGGTGGTGGATTTTTAGGGCTTGGTGCCGGTGTTGGCGGAGGCGGTGTTGCTGGCGTTGGTTTTTTAACAGCGGCTGCATCAACAGCTATTGGCGGAATTGGTGCCAGTTTGATTCTTGGCGGTGTTTCGCAGATGCTGTCGCCTCAGCCGACTATCCCAAACTTGGGTGGGATGCGAATGAGGGGAAGTGGTGAATCTGGCTCTACTGATGGTCCTCAATCAGTCACCCGTGGAGCGGATGGCAGGCAGTCTTATTCGTATACAGGTGCAGCTAATACGGTTGGGGTGGGAGCAGCTATCCCTGTTGCTTACGGAAAAGTGTTGATAGGTAGTCAACTTCTGTCAGCTCGTATTGTTGTTGAGGATGAATCAGACAAGCTCAAGAAATTTATCAGGGAACCCGGCCCAGACACTGTGCTCATCGGTGGTGAGGAGTTAGAAGGCTTAACCTATGCTTCTGGTTTTAGGTTCCGTAGGTGGACACACCCAATCGTTAAATTTAAACTACAAAGTAGCGATGGAACGGGTACAGCTAACAGGCGAAGGACTTTAAGTCTGGACGAAGGCAATACAGTCACTCTTGGGGAAGCTGCTTATAGAGATGACATTAGAAGAAAAAATTACATGATTATGTTTAGCTTGCCAGACGGGTTGTTTGATTTTGTAAGCGGTCCTGACACGACAAGAGTGGATGGGTTTATTACTTTTCGGGTTGTTTTGGCAATTACAACAGACGATGGTGACACTGATGTCAGCAACTTCCAGGTTACGGTTCAAGGGTTGCTGTTGAAGGGGCAAACCTATCGTTGGATGCAATATATTCAATATCCTGAGATTAACGACAGCTTGAACCCAGTCACCGTAAAGGCAAAAGTTTCTATTGTCGATTTTAGGTGTCACAGTAGTTGCAAATTGCGAGTAGAGGCTAATGGGTATAACCAATTTCGTAAAAGCTCTTACAACACCGCTGCTCTAGAGGCTTGATCAATGGCTTTAAATTCCACTTCCACCATCAAGATCGTTGATCTGCTTTGTGAAGGCCCAATAGAAGGGATTGTTGGCAAAGAGAAAGGGGTTTTTGTTGATGAAACACCAATCAAGACTGGTAATTCTCACAACTTCCCAGTTGGAGACATATCGTATGACTTCCGCCCTGGAGGGAGAACGCAGGGGAGGCTTGGCCAGGCAAGCGGAGAGACAAGCACGATTACGGATGTAAACACAGAGATTGGCAGCAATTATTCAGAAGTCTTGAATGTTGATAACGAGGTCGAGAAAAGAGATTACGGGCAAGGCCAACTAATTCGCCAAGTAACGGACCAAGAGGCTGATTTTGTGCAGCTTCTGTTTACCATCCCTCGTTTGTTTTCTACAGCAGCAGAAGGACTTGCCAAGGGGCAACTTTTTAACGGTTCAATTCGAGTGAGCGTTTTCATTCAAGACGCTGGAAAAAGTACAAACTATAAAAGAGTTTTTCGCCGCACGATTACAGGAATCTCTACAAACAATTATCAAATTCAAACGCCGCGGCTTGAGCTAAAAGGCAAAGGCCCCTGGAACATTAAAGTAGAGAAAGAGAATTTAAAGGAGGATTTTTTTGAGGTTAGTTTTAATGATTTTACAGAAATAGACAAAAAAATTTCATTGCAAAGTGGTCGGGGTAATCAAATCCTGTGGACAAGCCTAACTGAAGGCCAATACGTTAAAACGCAATATCCATTCTGCGCTGTTGCTGGTGTTGACATCTCAACTGAACAGTTCGAAAGTTTGCCGACTAGGGCTTACTTGATTAAAGGACGCCCGGTTAGTATTCCAAGCAATGCCAGGGTAAGAGACGATGGCAGTCTTGATTTTATTGGCTCTTTTGACGGCAGCAGCAAAACAGCTTGGACAACATGCCCGGTGTGCTGTTGGCGCGATATAGTGACAAACTCTCGTTATGGAGCGGGAAATTTTATTGCATCAGAAAATTTAAGTTGGGCAGATTTGTACCCGCTAGTCAAATACGCAAACCAACAGGTAGACACACCTAGGGGGAAAGAAGCAAGATTTGCCTGCAACACCGTTATTGGCAGCAGGGCCGAAGCTTTTAACGTACTGCAAGATCTTGCAAGCGTGTTTCGCGGGATGATGTATTGGCAAGCAAATACTATTCAAGTATCTGCTGACCATGGAAACCTAGATGGCAGCGATGTTTTGCCTGTTCATCTTTACAACAACAGCAATGTAATCGATGGCGCGTTTAATTATTCAGGAACTTCGCTTAAGACAAGAAGCACAAGTATAAAGGTTCGATACAATGATCCTGACAATTTTTACAAATCAAACTTTGTTTGTGTTGAAAACGCTGAGTTAATTGAAAAGTACGGATACCAAACAAAAGAGATTATTGCATTCGGCTCAACGTCTGAATATCAAGCGCAACGCCTCGGTCGTTGGATGCTTGCGTCGGAAGAGCTTGACGGAGAAACAGTTCAATTTGTAACTGGTTTGTCTGGTGCGGTTGTGATTCCTGGGCAAGTGTTTGCTGTTGCAGATGAGATGCGTCAAGGCGCAAGAATTGCCGGAAGAGTTAAAAGCGCAACAACTACCGCAATTGTCGCTGATCAGACTATTTCTTTGCCAGGCGGGAGCAGCCATAAACTGACATGTATTTTGGCTGATGGAACGTTACAGACAGAGACTATTTCAAGCGTTTCTGGAGCGACTATTAACACGTCTGGGTTCCCCTCTGCACCACTGGCACAGTCTGTCTGGTCAATTTCAAGCAGCACTGTTTTAGAACAAAAGTTTCGGTGCTTGTCTGTTTCTGATAACGGAGACGGTCAGTATGCGGTTGTGGGGGTTGAGCATAATGACAGCATTTACGCTACAGCAGACAGTGCAAAAACCCTGGAATTTGAGGATGTAACCCTTTTCAATAATAGAGCCGGAAAACCAACCAACCTTAAAATTTCTAGCAAAGAAATTACAGCCGGAAAGAACATTTTCACCCGTGTAAATATTGACTGGACAAGAGGAACAAACGGATCAACAGTTGGCTATGAGGTTAAGTACAAAATTGGCAAAGGAAACTACGTTTCAAGAGAAACAATTAATGCAAACATTGAAATTGATAACTTAGATCCTGGGCGGGCTATTGCTGTTCAAGTTCGGGCAGTTGGTGCGGGCATTGGAGCAAAGAAATCAGCTTGGGTCACGTCAAATTTTACGATTCCTGATCCGATCGTAGAGCCTGATGTACCCGAGGCAGTCTTGCTGCCCCCTGATCCTATTAACGTTACGGCTCAAGCCACTGGTGAAGATGGAGCAATTATTCGCTGGGCTATTCCAACAACTGGTCAAAACGAGAATAATTTTAAAGCCATCATTAGGCATTCTAGTAAGACCGATGGAACTGGAACATGGCCAAACAGTACGCTTCTACGCCAGGTAAAAGCAGTTACCAACTCAGTAGTTTTGCCGTTGATTGAAGGTGAGTATTTAGTCAAATTTGAAAACGAAGACGGACAACGCAGCACAAATGCAAGAAGCGCCGTTATTGATCTCCCTAATCCAATCCCAAGACTCAATATCTCTGTGCGTAGAGAAGATCAAGATGTTCCACCGTTTCAAGGTGATAAAGATGGTGTTTTCTATGACGAAGAGTATGACGGCCTTGTACTTGATGGTAACTCAACCCTTGATGATGTTGTTGATTTTGACCTGTTAGATTCGTTTGATTTTGTTGGGATAAGGTTAGCTGTTGGCAATTACTATTTCAGGGACGTACTAGACCTTGGCGGAAAATTTAATGTGCTTTTTGAAAGAACATTAACCAGTCGCGGTTTATATCCGTCTGACTCTGTTGACGGGCGAGAGGAGACTCTTGATCGCTGGTCTGATTTTGATGGAACGCTTGCGGATGACACCAGCACAAACTTGTATTTTAGAATTAGCGATCAGGTCACGACAGACGAAGAATTACTGCTTGAGGACGGTGACTTCTTTTTACTAGAGGATGGAACGGACAAGATTCAAATGGAATCAGATCTTGACTTTGGTCCATGGATTCCAATGGAATCAGGTCGTTTCACGGGTCGTCAGTTTCAATTCAGGGCAGAGCTTGAAACGTTCCACTTGGACCAAACCCCAATTGTTGATGAGCTTGGGTTCACGATGCAGCTTGAAACACGAACGGAAAGCAGCGACACCATTGCCTCTGGAGCGGGTGCAAAGGTTGTGACGTTTGCGAATGCTTTTTATCAAACCCCAAGTATTGGTGTTTCTGCTTCCAATTTTGCTTCTGGGGATTACTATGAGGTGACATCAGCCACCCGCACTGGTTTTACGGTTACGTTCAAGAACAGCAGTGATGCTGCTATTGATCGAAACTTCCAGTATCAAGCGGTCGGTTACGGCACCGAACAACCTTAAAGATGGCTACTCACGATTACGTCATTGCCAACGCCTCAGGCGCGGCGGTCAGAGCAGATTTGAACAACGCCTTGGCGGCAATCGTCAGCAATAACAGCAACGCAACAGAGCCCGCAACAATGTACGCCTATCAATGGTGGGCCGATACAAGCGCAGGAACCTTGAAATTAAGGAACTCAGCGAACAACGCTTGGATCACAATTTTCGAGCTTGACGGCACGATGCTGATGGAAGACGGCACTGCCGCAGCGCCTGGTCTTGCATTTGCGTCTGATTTAAATACTGGTTTCTTTAAAAGTGCTAGCGATGAGTTAGCGATTGCAACGACTGGAGTACAGCGCGTCCTTGTTGACAGCTCGGGCAATGTTGGGATTGGAGCAACATCAGTTCCGACAAATTTTCAAGTTGAAATAGCAAAATCAGGAAGTGTTGGGCTTAATTTAAGAAATACAAACAACAGTGCTAGCGATAGCGGCAGAATCGCTTTTTCT